GATTTAGCAGACACAGAGATTGAAAAGTTCAAGTCACTCACAGAAGATGTAGATTTTGTAGATGAAGAGTCTTTCAAAGAAAAACTCTCCACTCTCAAGGAAAGTTATTTCCCTAAAGTTTCTACTGCAGCTGATAGTACAGGAACTAGTTTTGATGATGAAGATGGTGGCACCGCACAGGACGTTGATACGACAGATAGTATGCGAAAGTATATGTCTGCTATCAGTCGTGATCATAAGGCGAGTGCATAAATTATAACAGATGTAAATAAAAAAAGGAGAAACAAATGTTTCAGACAGAACATCTACAAGAAAAGTGGCAGCCAGTCCTAGAACACCCCGATTTGGAAAAAATCGGTGATTCTTACAAGCGGGCTGTTACTACTCTCATCTTGGAAAACCAAGAAAAGGCTATGAGGGAAGACGCAAGTTTTCTTTCAGAAGCTGCACCAGTAAACAGTACAGGTGGACAGATTTCAAATTGGGATCCAATTTTGATCTCACTCGTTCGCCGTGCAATGCCTAACCTCATTGCGTATGACGTATGTGGTGTTCAACCAATGACAGGCCCCACGGGCTTGATCTTTGCAATGCGAGCAAAGTTTGCATCTTCTGATGGAGATGAGGCTTTGGTTGATGAAGCAAACACAGGTTTCTCTAACGATGATGCCGCTGGTGATTTGACTTCTTCTGCAATGACAGGAACCAATCCTAAACTTCTGAACGATAGTCCTGCTGGAACTTACACAAGTCCTACAGGTATGACTACTGCTCAAGGTGAAGCATTGGGTGATGCATCTGCTAACTCTTTCGCAGAGATGGCATTCAGCATCGAAAAGACAACGGTTACAGCAGTTACACGTGCCCTCAAAGCTGAGTACACAATGGAACTTGCTCAAGACCTCAAAGCAATCCACGGTTTGGATGCAGAGACAGAACTCTCTAACATTCTTTCCACGGAAATTCTTGCTGAGATCAACCGTGAAGTTGTTCGTTCCTTGTATGTAACGGCTGTTGCCGGTGCTCAAGTTAACACAACGACTGCTGGTACTTTTGACCTTGACACAGACTCTAACGGACGTTGGTCTGTTGAGAAGTTTAAAGGTTTGATGTTCCAGATCGAGCGTGATGCCAATGCGATTGGTCAACAGACTCGTAGGGGTAAAGGTAACATGATCATCTGCTCCGCTGATGTTGCTTCTGCACTTCAGATGGCTGGTGTTCTTGATTACACTCCTGCCCTCAACAACAACCTTAATGTAGACGATACATCAACCACATTCGCTGGTGTGATGAATGGTCGTTATAAGGTATATGTCGATCCTTATTCTGCCAACGTAGCTGCTTCTCAGTACTATGTTTGTGGTTATAAGGGCACATCTCCTTATGACGCTGGTTTCTTCTACTGCCCATACGTTCCACTACAGATGGTTCGTGCGGTTGGTGAGAACACCTTCCAACCAAAGATTGGTTTCAAGACTCGTTACGGAATGGCTGCAAATCCATTTGCTGCTGCCGGTGCGAGTGCTGATGGTTTCCCTGCTTCTGGTCTTAACTCAGATGCTTCCTTGGATGCCAACACCAACTCTTACTATCGTAGGGTTAAAGTTAACAATCTTATGTAATAATAAGAAGAAACTTAACTACAAACTTAAAGGGGGTTCCTATTCGGAACCCTCTTTTTTTTATAAATATAGGTGAACGGAGAATAAGTTATGGTGGTAGAAATATTAGCAGGAATAGCTCTTGCAAAATCAGCAGTTAGTGGTATCAAAAGTGCTATAGACACCGCTAAAGATGTGAATGATATCGCACACCATATTGATGATCTTTTCAGAGGACAAGATCAAATTAGAAAAAAGGTTGCGAAAGATAAAAGATCAAAACCTAAAAGTAAAATGCGTTCTATGTTTAGTAGAAAAATGGGAGAAGATGAAGACGATGATCTAAGTGTTGGTGCTGTTGCTACAATGGTGTTAGAACAGAAGAAGATGGATAGAGAGATTTTGAATCTTGGAATTCGTATTGATAATAAATTCGGCAGGGGCACTTGGGATGAGATACTAACAACGAGAGAAAGACTACTTGAAGAACATAAAGCAAAAGTTGCCAAACAAAAGAAAAAAGATAGAATAAACGCTAAAGAATCAGATGTATTTTGGGGTAATGTTTGGTCGTGGACATGGCAAATTAATGTAGTGGTTGGTTTTATTTTATTAATGTGGTATTGGTTAGCTTCTCAAAGTAAAGGTCAGATACCATTTTTGTGGTAGATATTGGAGAAAATTTTGCATAAGTACGAAATAGGAATCTACAATAGAGTTATAAGAGAAAAGGTTAGAGATGGCGAAATAGTTGGCCAAGAAGAATCTAAGTGGGAAGATGTGCATTATTTTGACATTGAAGCAAAAAACGAAATAGAAGCTGAAAAAAAGATTAGAATGGAATATTCAAAACTACTAGGTTTTGAAATTGATTGCATCAATAAATATCGTGACTAAATAGTAGTATGGCAACAGTACAAACACAACCAGATAAACTAGACTATGCAAGTCCAACTCAATTTAGGTTTGGTATTCACCAACTTCCGAAGGTGGAGTTCTTTGCCGTTTCTGCAACAATACCAGCTATTGCTTTATCGGATGTTGTAATACCTACACCATTTAAATCTATTCCTATGATGGGTGATCAACTTACCTTTGATAATCTAACTGTAAGTTTTATTGTTGATGAGTTTCTAGAGAACTATCTTAGTATTCATGAATGGATGACTGCGATAGGATTTCCAAAAAATAGAAAACAATTTTCAGATTTTAAAACAAATATCTCAAATACTCCATCAACTGCTAGAAGTGCAGCAAGTACGAGTACAGATATTGGAGATGTAAAAGCAGCATCTCCAAACAATGCATTATTCTCTGATGCAACACTAACAATTCTATCGAATAAAAATAATCCTATTGTAAATGTTTTCTTTCGAGATTTATATCCTGTAGCCATGACTGCATTAGATTATAACCAACAAGCAACAGACGTTGAGTACATCACAGCGTCAATAGACTTTGCGTATCAGATTTATGAAATTGAAGCAATTAGTTAGTATAAATAAAAACGAGCAGAGATTTGATAGACTTTAACATATCAAATCTTTAGACTTAAATTCTGATGACAACTCGGCAGCCTCATCAGGGTCAACATAGTAAAAGAGAGTAATCAAACTCTGCTCAATCTTTTTTGAAGAAAGTATATTATGACATTAGAAGAATTGAAACAAGAATCCTACAAAGACCTTCCAGTAAAAAATGTAGAGAACATAGATCAAGAATCATTTTATAATCAAGAAATAAAAGCCAAGTGGTTAGACTATAAATCAAGATTTGAACTTTTACTCGCAAGAAGTAAAGGTGACTATCAAGTATTGTACCGTGAGAAATGGGAATACTATGGTGGTAAGTCTGATGCAAAAATATATGCAGCAAAACCATTTGACTTTAAAGTTTTAAAAACCGATCTGCAAATTTACATCTCATCAGATAGTGATGTTATAGAGCTTTCCAATAAAATTGCTTATCTAGAAACAACCATAAAATTTATAGACGGTGTAATAAAGTCTATAGATAATCGTGGTTGGGATATCAAACACGCTATATCATGGAAACAATTTGAAGCAGGAATGATGTAAATGGCCAATCCTATTCTTTCCAACTATCACGTTCAAGATTATATAAAAGTCTATGAGGATATTGTAGATAATAGTTTATGTAATGACCTTATGAAATTCAAGCACGACTTTAAACCATCGTCCTTTTCTAGTCACGAAAAAATTCATGAAGATTCAAAAAATCGTGTTGTAATGGATGACGTTTGGATTAAGAAGGATAGTATATTTTACAACCATTTAAAAGATTGTTTTGCAAAAGCAGTTAGACAATATGAATACGAGTTTCCTCTTTTTATGTGTGAGCATACAAGTGATTTTAGAATTAACAAATATGGTGCTGGTGGATTTATGTCAGAACACGTTGACAATATTCATCACAGCCACGGACAGAAGTGGGGATATCCTCACGTATCTGCTTTACTTTATTTGAACGATGACTATGAGGGTGGTGAGTTTGTTGTTGCTAAAAAAGAAATAAAACCAAATAAAGGTTCTGCAATAATATTTCCTTCTAACTTTATGTATCCTCATCAAGCAAAAAAAGTAATTAGTGGAATTAGGTGGAGTGTAGTAGCGTGGCTGATGTAAAAACTTATAAGTGTTTCCCAACATTAATTCATGAATTTGTTTTAGATATCCCAACTGATGATAAAACTCTAATGACAAAATATATTGAAAATTTTAAAGGTGTTGATCTTTTAACTCAGACTGAAGATGATTTGCATAAAATGTCATACTTTAAAAATTTAAAAGAAAATATTTTAGAATTAAATAAAACTATATTAGATGATCTTGATTATGAATATGAAGATTTAATAATAACTAATATGTGGGCAAATATTATAAGCTCAGGTGGTAATCATCCACCGCACAATCATTCAAACAATTTTCTGTCTGGTGTATTTTATTTGAAAACAGATACAGCATCTGCTCCCATACATTTTTTTGACCCTAGACCGCAAGCTAGTATTATAGTTCCTCGTAGAAAAGAAAACAATTGGGAAAACTCAACTATGATTTCATTTGACCCTACAGAAAATACTGGTCTTATATTTCCATCATGGTTGCAACATTGGGTACAAACAAGTAATGGTGAGAGAATAAGTATCTCTTGGAATATATTAATTAAAGGTCACTACGGCGAACCACGTACTTTACAAAATGCTTATATCTAAAAAGAACGAAGTATATTTAATACTATCTGAGTTGTCATCTTCAGAGAATCAAGAGTTAGCAGATTTCTTTACGTTTGAAGTGCCAGGCGCAAAGTTTATGCCCATGTATCGTAATCGTATGTGGGATGGAAAGATAAGATTATTTTCTCCAGCAAGTGGTGAAATTTATTTTGGATTACTACCATATATTATTGAGTTTTGTAAGAACAATAATGTTAAATATACTATAGAAGAAGGAGTTAAAGATGAGCGGAATGTTGTGGATAAGGTTGTTAGAGGATTTATCAAAAGTCTCAAACCAAAAAGTAAAGGAAAATCTCTCAAAGTACGAGATTATCAAATTGAAGCTGTGCGGTTGGCCATTTCCAGAAATCGTGCTCTTCTTGTTTCTCCTACTGCTAGTGGTAAGTCATTAGTAATATATGCATTAGTTCGTTATTATCAACTGAGTGGACATAGAACTTTAATACTTGTTCCTACTACATCATT